AGAGAAAGAGTCTTAGAGTTTTGAAGGTAATCTATTCTTTCTTGTAATACATTAAAGTCTGGGTCATAAACCAAAGTAGATTTAGTTTCACCAGTTAAAGGGTCAACACCTGTATTCCGTTCATCAAACTGATTGTTTGCTCTACGGCGAGAAGTTTTCTTACCTATAATAGAAGTACCTCTAAAGTCTACTAGAGATAACGGGGAAGCCATGTCTACCGCATCTGCTTTAATCAAATCTCTCAATTCAGTTTCTTTTGAAGAATTACGAATTAAAGACCTAGGAGTAGAAGCAGAAGCAGCCATTGATTGCTTAGTAACTGCAGAAGACACTCTTTGCCTAGTAGGGACAACAGCTGTTGCTTTGTTATCTAATCGCCTTAAAGCTTGCAGACTCACACCTTGACCTGCGCTGTTTGTAAAAGAAGTAAAGGCTACTTGACCACTATTAAACAATGCTAATTTTTCAGGGCTATTATCTAAGTGTCTGAGCTTTACATCTTGGGGCTGGCGTTTAAGCCAAGTACCGTAGTTTTCTTTATTAGGAGAAGCACCATTCAGTTCTGCAATCCCTTGTCCATTCATATTAGAGAGAACATTTTGTTTAACTTCTTTACTACTAGATTCTAGCAATTCACTGTGAGATTTAACCACAGGGATTAATGTTGAGCGACATCTCCAATGAAGAGGTGGCGTAAATCTAGTATCGTCTAATGCATATACCATTCCGTCATGATGAGAGCAGATAGGCGAGGTTTTAGCATCTAATACTGCAGTAAACCTAACACCTTTTAAAAGCTCTTCATTACCTTTGAATGTGTTTAACTGCGCAATAGATTGAGTACGAGTTATACCTGTGCGCACTAATGCACTTGCTTGTGCTTCTGTTAATTTTGTTTTACCAATTACAGAGCTAATTAATTGTTTTTGAGTAGCACCTTCTGCAATACCCTTTTTGAGAGCCATGTTAATTCGTAGTAGCTCATCATCACCTAGGTTTGTTATGTATTTAGTGAGACTTTTATCACCGCGTATATTTGAACCTACGATGGCAGTGAGGGTTGTACTTGCTGGAGGTCGCTTAATGTTGGCAAACTTACCAAGCTTCTTATTAAGCATATTGCTGTTAAAATCTGTTTCTACAAGACCAAGGTCTTTTAGTTGGGTAGTCATAGAAGACTTCATTTCTTTAATGAATCTTTTATTCTCAGGTTCTAAAACAGTAGTCCGAGCTGATTTAGAGCCAGCGTTTTTAATAGCCGCTAGGCCCTTTCTAAGCCGATTTTTGTGTCTTGCTATAATCCTTTTTACATCAGTTTGCATTGAATTCTCAAAGCCACGCACCATAGAGGCATGGTCTATTGACAAGTCGTATAAGTCATCATTAATAGAGGACATTTTATTCTCCTTAGAGCAGCAGGGGATTGCCCGAAGGTTCCGATGCTTTTATTTTATTTTTAAGATACTAAACCGGAAATATTAATAAATCTGCCATTAGCAAATAACCGAGAAGTACCATACCGCCTGTTAGCATATAGACAATAGTGCCTAGCTTAGTGGTAAAATCATCGTGCTTATCCATAGCACTTTCAATCTTTTCAAACTTCTTTTCTACTTTATCGAAGCTATTGCTTACTGTTTCAAACTTGTCATCGACAGCTTCAAACTTTAAGTCTAAATATTCTCTAGTTAACTTGTCCATTTTAATTTCCTTACTGGAGACCTTTTAAACACTTGTCTAGGTGTACGACCCTAAGGTAGGGGAGGTGTTTTAATCCTCCGGATTGTCCGTGTCGGCTTCCGAGGAATCGTCGGTTTCGCCGTTAACTGTTGCAAGAGCAGCAGCTTCCATTTTGTCTAGTTCAATTTCCATTGCAGCATTGATGATTAAATCGTCTTCCTTAATCTCGCCAACACCCTCTGTATCATTATAATCAACAGGGAGGATATCGTTAGATTTAGCAATCTCTACAAAAGCAGAGCGAGGGATAATTCCCTGCTGATACCATTCAGTAACTAAGCGCAACCAGTCAGAACCCATAGGAGCGGGATTCAAATCTGCAGTCAAAGTGTAATCAATGTCGTTGGTATCATAGTCTGTATCGTAGCGCCAATTCATCATAACTCTGATAATCTTTCTCATTTGTTGAGAAATCTTAGCGTTCAGAGAAGCCATAATAGCTGTTTGACCAGCGTTTCTTATTTCTAGTGCTACACCAGAATCTCGACCGGAGCCGTTATCAGGTGCTAGCATCCGAATACCCATGCGAGACATTTCAGAGATTGTTCCACTAATAGCGTTTTCCATATCTCGAAGAGCCTTAGAAGGGGCTTCAAAGACATTAATGGAATCGCCTTGGTCAATACGAATCCAAGAGCCTAATCCAGCGTCTACAATATCTGCAAATCTATCTTCCGACATGTCAGATGAGATAACAGGGGTATAAGTAGCAGAACCAAGTAATAAGTGGTTTCTACGAGATACTTTGTTGTAGAGAGCGACTTCACGGTCAACCAAAGGCATAAGCATTGGTTCAACACCGTCAATAGAGCCGTTCAAAGGGTAGGCGGGGATTTCTGTCATACGCTTGTCGTTGATAAGCAGGTTATCGATAGTACGAATAAATTCCCATTCGCCTGTACTATTTTTGCCGCCTAATGAACCACCACGGGTTTGGTATTCTTGTTGTTCGACACCATTGATGAAGCTTACATCTTCGCCGCCGCCATCTTTGTTACGTTCGTACACATTAATGTAGAAGTAACCATCAGCAGCAATAAAGTGATCAAACACAGTATCAACGTAATCAGGGTGCCATTCGTTTTCACGATAGCTCTTCTGATAAGAACGAGTGATTAATCGGGTAAGAGTAGTGTCTCTAGTGATTGGATGAACAGATGTTTTCCAGTTAATTACCGATTCTGCATTCAGCAGTACAGGGTAAGGTCGGAGCATCTTCTGCTCGTCTACACTAAGCATATCCATGTCTGGTACAGTTGGGAAATCTACGTACACCCATGCTCTACTGGTTTGCATCTCTTCCCATATAGCTTCATCTAAGAAAGACAGCATTGACTGATTGTCAGAAGTAAATTGGTGGGTTAACCATTCCTTTGCGCCTTCTGGGGCGTCATCAGGAAGGTTCATTACAGGAGGCTTACGCAACAAACCGGAAGTTAAGACCTTGGCGTATTGCGCGGTCAATCCGGGTAGTTCAGCTTCTGCTTTATAAAAGTTGTATTGTTCTTGAGTCATTGAAGGTGAGAAGGGCAGAAGAATATTCTGAGACGCATTAACTGTGCTGTCTAATTCTTTTGCTTGGTTCTGACCGTTCAGTATTGCGCGAGAGGTGCGCCACAGCTTCCTGAGAGACTCATATCGAGCATTAGGATCGCCGACTGATTTGGAACGATTTCCGGTGCTATTTGCTATCATCTTCGTCTACCTTATCTGATTGAGGGTCTTCAGTGATTAGTTTTTCTTCAGCTTCCTTCTTTCGAAAGATAGCATCGTATGCCTCGGCGAACCGATTATGGTCAGTAGGGCGTTGTTTTGAACCTTTTCCGTTCATAATTGGTTCTCCTGTATTAGGTATTAGAGGGCGGTGAGTGGATTTAAACCACTATCTGACGTTTATCGGTCGTCTGCTTTAAATTAAGCTACATCGCCATTGAACTTTACTTTTTCTTGCCTTTATGTTTAGCGCCTTTCATAACGCGACCATCGGGCATTACGTGGGTTTTAGGCTTCTTAGCTGACTTAGCGGACTTAGGTGCCGCTCTCTTGCCGTATGCTGCCATGTTATTCTCCGTTAGTGTTTGTATTTATCATTCTCATTTACTACCTCTAAACAATCGCCTTCTTCGAAATGATAACCAGCGGCTACAAGAAAGGACTGAATTGCTTCAATCATGTTATCTCGTGAGAGGTCTTTGCTTTGAATTGTGTGTTCAATGAGAATGTCGGGTGAACTGCCATATGGACAGTTATAGGGATAACTTATAAATTTATAAGATGGTGACATTTTAGTCTCCTACCATTTTACCTTATTAGCCCACCAAGCTGCACTCATTTTGCCTTTGGCAATATTGGTTGCATGTCTGGCTTTAAAGGCTTTGTTTCTCGCAGAGCCATCTGGGGAGCCTGTTGCTCCTTGTGCTCCAAAGCGAATTAATTTAATTTTATCGCCTTCCTTAGCAACAACTACATGGGACTTAGTAGCATGATTAGGAGTTCGCTTAGGTTTGTTGTAACCTGTTACACCTGCTCTCTCTAGCAGATAATCTTTATCTCTCATTCTAGTAAGTCCTTGTTTAGGTTGATGTTAGTAGTTCTTTAAAAGGCGTTACTTTTATTTTAGAAAGAAAAGCCTCTTTTGACAGTTGTAGCATGATTTCTCACAGGAAATAGATACTCAACAGCATATCTGATACCGTCTGTCCAATGCTCGATTCCTTCTGTTTTATCGATGATCAAGGCTTCTGGGTTATTCTCTTTCCAAGAAGTACGCTCAATAGATTTAATTGTATTGACACAACTGGGCGCAACGAAAAAATGAACTTTGTCATCAGCTGTTTTAAGCATCCTGTTTACTGCTTGAACTGAGTCAGCTATCGCTGGTGCTCGTGATCTTGCTAAGGTAGCTAAACCGTGCGACTTCAAAATAGAAAAATCAGTCCTGCCTACCGCTGCTGAGCTTTTCCTCGCTCGACCGCTCGGATCGGGATAAGTAATGATCTTATGGCCCTTATACTTCTCAGCTAAATGCTTCGCTAAGGTCTCAGTATCAGGATGCCCTTGGAACTCATCGAGAACATGGATCTGCCCTGCTCTAACCGCAAAGGCCACGCTTGCCATAATGCCAACGTTAAAGTCAATCGCAACGTGTACATCTTCCTTGGCATCGAAGTAATCCAGAGGCTGGACATTCGTAGTTCGGTTAAAATTGTAAAAGACTGTATTACCAGAATCCTCGAAGGAAGCCTCGTACTCTCTTTGGAACTTAAGGGCATCAATGGTATGCTTAGTCTTCTCAATCTCCACAGGGTCCAAGTATGGACTATCCCTGTAAGTAAATCTATAGCTCTTCCAATCTGGGTCTCTCTCTTGGAAATTAAACTGCTCGTAGAAGTAATCCATGCCCATAGGGGTGGAGATTATCAGTGCCCTTCCTGGGCTTGGAGCTCCGTGTACTTCTGCCATCTGCTCTGACCATCGGGTTGTGATGCACGGTTGTACAATCGATTCCCAAGTCTCTTTAGCAGTGGAACCTGCGCCTCTCCAAGATGTTGTTTCATCGCACACAACAAAATATTGACCACTTCCTCGCATTCGGGAAGAAGCCTCGTAAGACCACAGTTTCAGTATGACATTATTCGGTAGCCAGAATGTCCCTGAGTGAGAACTCATCTTATCACAGTGGTCTGCTAATCCTAACTGATATGCAATCAGAGGGAAGTAGATATCGACACACTGTTGGTACGTAGGGGCAATAATGGCTACATTCTTGTTCGGTATATCTGCTGGCATGTTGATTAGTTCTTGACAGGCCAGAATAGCTGCTGTTGCTGCTAGGTATGATTTGCCGAAACCTCGGGAGGCACAAACAACACCGTATCGAACTGATTGTTCAACAAAGATGTCATTAATGATCCGGGATTGTCCGGGATGTAAGTTAATAGCCATTATATAGGCTCCTGTATATTGTGTTTATCTTATTATGGAGCCCACACCAAGATTCGAACTCGGGACCTACTGATTACAAGTCAGTTGCTCTACCAGCTGAGCTATGTGGGCGAAATTTTATTCGGGGTTCTGATGGAATGGATGTTCTGTATCATCTTTAAAACATTCTTTACAAATTTCATCGTAGTGATAGAATTCTTCGATAAGCTTAAGGGCGTGGCATTCTTCGCATTTCATACGCTCATCTTCTTGTACTTCCCATCCTTTCCATTCTCCTTTGCGATTCATATTATTCCTCTATTTCGTATTTATTGGATTTAGATAAATTTTCTGTAGCAGTTAAGATTTGAAGGTTAGTTTCAATATGTAGACCTGAGACACTGGTACCCTGTAGGGGTAATATATGGTCTACGTGATGTACAACACCTGTTTCATTTGTGAGCCGTTGGGCTTCAGTATAGAAAGCACGGATGGTGTCTAGGTTGGCCCAAGGTACAGTT